CAGATCCGCATCATGTATGTGCTGTATGATCGTGGTCATGATGCGGATCTGCGTGGGGATGTCTGTGCGGTTATGGCGCCATTCTGCCACTTGCTCTGTGGAGTTGGCTTCAAACACCTGTATGGCCGCAGGATCACCACCGGTGCCCAGGCTGGGATCCAGGCCCACACAGTAGATGCGACCTGCCTGAGGTCTGCGGTACCAGCGCACTTCACCGGTCTTGAACTCGGGTTCACGGCTCACGAGATCGATCAGTTTGGCCGGAGCGATCAGGGTCTCATCGTTGATGATGAATTCGCAATCATGCTCACGACGGAAGCGATCAGTGCCCAGGGCAGCGCGTTGCTGCTGAGCCCAGGCCTCATCCCTGTCTGGATGTTCGTTCCAGAATGATCGATAGGCACGGAAACCATTCTGTCCCACTGCAGTGGGATTGCCATATTCATCTTCGCAGCGGTTGGCGCCTTTCCACAGCAGCGCAAACTGATCTTCGTCACTGTTGGGAGTTGACGTGATGATGGCTTTGCCGCCAGTGGCCAAGGTGGGCGATATCGAAGTCCAGAATTCAGTGGCTATGGTAGGACGCACGAAGGCAAACTCGTCCGCATACAGCAGCGATATACTCATACCTCGGCCGGTGTTTTCTGTGGTAGTGGCGCTGACGATCCTGGATCCGTTGTCAAATGTAAGACTGCCTTTGTTGTAGTCCACGGCACCGGCGCGGATGTGATCCGGCACCGATTCATAGGCGTATCTGATGCGCTGCATGATCTCCTGAGAGCCAGTGTACTTGTGCGCAGCAACCAAGATGGTTGAATCCGGAACGAAATTTGCATACCATAATAGATAACCAGCAGCCGATGTGGTCTTGCCGGTCTGCCTGGGCATCATGGAGATACTGAATCGGTGTTCATGATAGGTATCGATCAGGCGACGCTGATAGTCATAGGGCGCATACTGTATGCGACCGCGCGTGGGGTGCTGTATGTAGAAGAAGTGCTCCATGAAATACCGGGGCCCTGAGACCGGATCCGCACAGGCCGCGAACTCACGTATCTGGTCATCGCTGTACACGGCCGAGGTGTGCGGCGGTTTGATCAGCACAACTTCGGATCGAGGCATTATTTTATGTCCATGCACCTGCGGCGCCGGCACACAAAGATGTAGTAGCGTTCCTGTACTGTACCCTGATCATCTTCAAATCTCAACGGAAACTCATAGTCATGCCAGGAGACATCAAAGCCGGTGCGCTCCAGCAGGCTCAACCACATGTCACGCCCCAGCACACTGAAGTGGTTGCGATTGCGCTCGTGTGCGAGTTCGCACTGCGGTGCTGGCACTTCGATGTACAGCACAGCATTAGGTCGCAGCACACGATTGTATTCTATGAGGGTGATGTAGGGAAACGGCGAGTGTTCCAGGCTGTGGCGGCAGAACAAGAGATCCACGCTTTCGTCACGATCTTCCAGGAAATTCATGTCGCCGCGCACAAGATCCCGGTGACCACGGCCAGCGCAGGTGGCGATGTCTTCGGCGCTGAGCGTGATGCCACGCACATTGTTGAAACCGCGTGCTGCCATCTCATCCAGGAAGTAGCCGGCACCACAGCCTAGGTCGCGTATCACGCTGTGCTTGGCGAGATCTAAAGGGTCGATGAACCTTTTTACTACATCTTCAGTGATGGTGCGATGGAACGCACTGTCGCCCTCTGTGTACACAGTGCCCAGCACATGATCATAGTAGAACTTCAGTTTGAGTTGCGTGTTCATGGATATCCCTGTCCAGGATATTTAACTGTGCCGGGTAGGACCTGTGGGCTTTTGCCGGTGAGTTTTTGCAATTTTTACCGTGCCATCTTAGATAGTTGCCTTTGTGAAAAGTTTTTGCACAGTGTTCACAAACTGTTTTGCCAAGTTCCAATGATCTCAAATAGGCAGTTCTTTCTCTATCACTTGCAATCCGTCCTTTCAGCGCCGCTGACAAATTGTTGCAATGTTCTTGGCTTCTGTGTCTTCCCTTTAAAGCCTTAGATATCTTATTTTTTTGTTCTTGACTCATTGGACCAATTGTTTTACCTAAATGACACGCTCTTAATTTCTGCTTGGTTTCCTCTGATAATGGTCTACCTTGCCGACCTTTCAAAGTATTTGACCTTTTTATTTTTTCTTCCTGGGACATCTGCCTTCCTAAATTTTTGCCCTTCATTGATTCTGAAAGTTTCTTCTTTGACTCTTCACTCATTGGTTTTCGTTTCTTACCTATATGCGCTATTGATATTTTCCTCTTTGTTTCTTCGGATAGGATATTTCCAAGTTGTGCGCCATTGCCACCGTCGCCTCCGTTGGTTTGATTGCGCAGAATACCCGTATTTTGATCAATCCTACCGTACCAACGAATCAACCTACGCTCAAGAGCGTAGGCTCCGACGCTAGACAGATTAGATTCTACTATGATTATTTTTGACCAATTAGTTGGCTTTCCAACTTCCTTTGATCCTTTGGTCCAGGCTCGAGCGGCCGATCCTTTACCAATATAATAAGGTGAACCGTCTTTACGCAGATAGGCGTAGACATAATAACCTGGTGGATAAGTATTCATGCTGTGATTCCTTTACAATCATAGAGCCGGTGGATCTGCCAGGATCTCGATCGGCGCCTGTATTTACCTGTTTGGTGGTTCTTTAAACCAAAACGGCAATGAAAACCAAAGTTGGAACCACTCCGGGGTACCAGGTTCAATGTTGTGCTTGCGCTGCAGCTCGGCCTTTTCTGTTCCTGTGATGGAGATGTTTGAACCTTCCGTGGTGCTACGCACACTGTTGCCGTAGCCCTCCTGCCGTATGCCAGCCAGGCGCTGCAGATCCGTTACTGACACCATGACTGTTTGGCCTCACCGTAGTACTCGCGGGCCAGGCCGGCAGCATTGTGTATACTGCCGTCGGGCTTGCTGGGATCCGCTTGATCCATGACATCCGCCAGTTGTCGCAGTATGTCACTGATCTTCATCTCGGATACCCTTGGAAACTTTTTATGGGGCTTGTCTTATTTACTTCCGGATGCTCTCTGCTGCCATGGTCAGTGACCGCATGATCATATTCGGTGTCTACAGCACCAAAGGCCTGGCGCATCATGTTGTGCTCGGCCTCGGTGTAAGGGTGTGCTGTGTTGTAGCGATCGTTCCAGGCACTGGCATCCATGTCCACAGCACGACCATCACGGCCGTCCGCACAGGCCGCTGCCATCATCACACGATTGAGATTGTAGGCACGGTCAACACCTGAATCTCGAAAACGCCAAGTACCGGGCATGGCTCGCTGTGCCACTGCGCTGATTCGGCCACGGCGCTGTTCCGTCACGAACTCCTGTGCTCTCACCTTGGATATCCCTTAAATCCAATCACAGGGCTGCGATCGTTGCCACCAGGTGGTTCTTCTGACGCCAGGTCACCATGATTCAGGTCCTTGTAGGTGGCACCCACTGTTTTGTACGCCATCTTCAGCATGTCAGCTTCTTGTTTGGTGTAGGGGTGCGCAGATTTCATCTTGCCTATCCAGCTGGTTTCGTCCATGTCTGGTTCGATAGTACCGTCGGTCATGGCCGCGGCCATCATCAATCTGTTCAGCGTATATGTAGTATTCATTCGGCCGCCATCACTGAACAGATGCAGTCCCACGGTGCCCGACTGCTGGCGTTGGGTTATCTGTCCTTTGCGTTCAGTGACAAATTCTCGCGCTCTCATGATCAGATACCGTAGTTGGCATCTGCCCCCAGTTGAGCCGCGGTAGTGGCCTGCACGGATACTGCGCCCGATGACGTGGTGCCCAGTTCCTGCGCCGTGAAGTTTGAGCCAGTGACAGTGAGTTCGTTGCCCACACCCACCCAAACTTCGGAACTAGAATCGGCTGGCACTGACACAGCATTGCTGTAGAGATTGCCTGTGTTGGGTGTGGCAGTCAGCATGTTGACCTGGAAGGTCACGGCGGTGTTGCCGGTGCTGATGCGGCATTTGTCAGTGAACCATGCCTGGCTTGAAACTGTGGTGTATACGTTGGCCATTTTACAAACTCCATTCTTTGTGTAACCATTTTTTCACTAGGTCATTAGTGGTCCCTACGGCTATGGCTATGCTTTTTATTGGTTGTCCTTGAGATCTCAATCGATGTATTTCAACGTATTGTTCCTGACTTAGAGATCGTCTTGCCAATGCATTTTTTACAATATGTTCTCTGCTAGGCTTTACCCAGGGTTTTTTCATGCCCTGATGTGCCATAGAAATTTTGGCTTTGGTTTCTTCCGAGTGCTTTTTGCCCTTCATCCGATCATAACTTTTTGGTATGCCTTTTTGGGCCAGGCTTCTAGCGAGATTAGATTCTTCGGACATCACGATGCCATTGTTGCCATCACCGCCTTTGGTAGCATTATATCCTTGCTGATAGGAGTTAAATTGTTCGATCAGTTCTATCTCTTTGGATTTTGCTTCTTCTACAGATGAAACCTCTAACAGAGTTTCTACCTGCCAACAATCGGTTCCATGTTTACGGATAGCATTGTAAAACTTGCGATTGTCACGGTTTTTTAGTGCGTCTTGTTGATGTCTCTGCCATCTGTCCAACACGGTTCTACCGGTCCAGCCGATATAGCATTTGTCGTTTTCGAGATTGGTAATTTTATATAGATATGCCATCTTACCAGGAACGACATGCCCAGTATCGGGCTGATGTTTTGGGACCAGGATTGTCACAGCGATGGCGTGCTCGGAAACTTTTCCGCCTGGCTGGATTGGATTTTTTGATCTTCATATTGGGATCACCAAATGATACTTTTCTAATATTTTTGGTTGTTGGATCCTTGACATACACATAAAATTTCTTTGATCCGCCTCGTTTTGGTTTATTAAGTTCAACCTTGCGACCTTGATACTCGGCTTCTTTCATTGGTTTCGCCGTGGCAGCACGTACTCGCAACCGCTTCATCTGCCCGTCAGTGTCTATTTCATAAAAGTGCATGTCCTCATCGCGGATGCCAGCGATTTTCTCTGCTGCTTCCGGACTCTGACCAGATCTCACCGCACGATTGTAGGCATCGGCCCGGCGTTGATCATAATCTTCGTTCAGACCTTGTGTGTTCCGGGCATCGCGCATGGCGTCTCTGTTGGCTTCGATGTCGCGATCCAGTTCCGTGCGGCTGGCCGATTTCATGCGTGACTGTATCTTGTCATAGGCGCGCTGCCACAGGGGTCGGTCATCTTCGGCACCAGCCGGTAGATTGATGCCAATCTGCCGCCCCAGGTTGTCTGCCACCTGGTCTCGAACATTGTCGGGCCGTGCCACTTCCTGCAGACGATCACCGTAGTCATCCACGATGCGATCCATCAGGCGATCCAGGATCATGTCTTGATCATCATCAGGATGCAGGCCAAAATCACGAGACACATCTGCGTACATGTCCTGTGCCAGTTCGCCCGCTGGTGAAGTCGCTGTCAGCAGATCGTACAGTGCGTCATAGTCTTCGTCATCGGCGATTTCTGCCAGTTCAGTGGCAATATCTTTCATGGCACCTTCATCCACTGTGGCAGCAGTGCCGGGATCTTTCATGGTGCCCACAGGTGCCAGATCCGCGGCCTTGGCTGCTAAGGGATCTGTGCGTGCGGCGTTGGGATTGGGCTGCATGGGTGCTGTCTCTGCCATGGACTGGGAGATTCCGGCCAGTTCCAGCATGCGGCCCATGTAATCTTCTTCTATGGCAACCTGTTCTTGCATGTCTTGGTCGTCGGCATACTGTGATCGGATGCGATCCATCAGGATGTCTAGGTCGCGATTCATGTCACTGCGATCACCCATGCCACGGCGCTGCAGATCCTGTTGGATCTCCTGCATCATGTGCTGGAGATACTCAGCGGTCTTCAGTCCCATCTCACCCTGCAGCGCGTCTATCAGTTCACCAGGATCACCACTGTCTGCTATGTGCCGCAGATCCAGATCGATCTCACTCATCACACCTTCGCCCAGGCTGTAGCCCATGCCTCTGCTGGAGCCCACGGCGCCGTAACGGCCTATGCGTTCGGTCACCAGTCCACGCTGCTGCAGTGCACCCACAGCAGACTGAGAAATTTCCAGCACGATGTATTCACCGTCGGATTCGATCACTCGGCCTTCGATCAGTTCGTCTGGTGCAAGCTCGATGTCAAGATCATCACCCACACGCGGACGATCTGCCCAGTGTTCTGATTCTGCCACATAGTCGCGCAGAGATCTCATCACGAAATACTCTTGTAGAGATCCATCAGGCGTGTGTGTGTCTGTTGCTTGATGTCTTCCACCACGGCACCCAAATTAAGCTGTCCAGATGCACCTCGGCTGCCTAGACTCCGCATGGCCAGGGGATTGTCACCGGGGTTGTTGGGATTGCTCTGCAGTTTGGGTCCATTCACGCCACCGGCCACACCATAGTCTCGGGTGTCACCCAGGGCTGCATAGCTGGGATCGGGACTGTTGGCCAGTTCATGCTCCATCATGTCCTGCTGATCGCATCCGTCTTCGTGCATGTCTCGTCCGCCGCATACGCCACAGGCAGCACTGGCAGCATGTCCTCCCAGTCCGGCCATTTTCAGTATGTCGGCCAGCTGTTCGGCATCTTCATCCGTGGCATTCACAGTGAGGCTTTTCTTGCCGTTTTCGTCCATGCTCATGTTGATGTTCATGCCTTCTGTAAGCATGTTTAATTTACGGTCGAAACTTTCGGCGATCTGGCTTTCATACACACCTTTGCCAAACTGCATGCCGCCTTTCTTGGCCTTGGGTGCTGCATCGCTGGTGGCCACCGAACCCGACACCGTGGTCTCGTCCACTTCTTCTTTGTCTTCTTTGTCTTCTTCTTTGACCTTCTCGGGCAGGCCTTTTTCCTTGGTCTTGGCAAACTTGCGCAGTTCCTTTGCAGGCATGTCTGCCATGGCCTTGGAGGCAGGCTGCAGTTCTGATCTGGGGATTTCGCCTTTCTGGGCGGCACGTGCGATGCCGGCTGCAGCACGCTGGGCCTTGCTCACGGCTTTCTCGGCCACGATCTCTTCGTCGTCCATTTCCACGTCGACATCCATGTCCTCTTCGTCGGGATTGGCTTTCATGTAGTCGCGAGCGGTGTCG